TCAGGCCGGAGGTCTGGCTGGTCCAGTCACCTATCGGCACGCCCTGGTAGTAGGGTCTGTTTCGCAGACTCTTGGATGGGTCAAGCTGCTGCCTCTCGGCAGGGTGCGCCATGTCCCGCAGGTGGTCCTGAGTGGCGGCGAGGTAGGTAATCCTCGTGAGGTATATAAGAAGCTCCTGCTGTGGATGGCCGCTCATTTCCTTCTTAATGAAGTCGGTTATTACCTTGCACACCTGGAAGCAATCCAGCGACATGAAGAAAGCCTTTATATCGACCTTCGCAATCCAGAGGTCTGTCGTGTAGCCATTCGACTGCTCGAAGATATAGTCCTGTAGCTGCTGCATGGCTTTGAGGCTACCCTTCCCCCTTCGGCAGCTGTAGCTGTCCTTGTGGTATAGGTGCTGCTCAAGGTACGGCTGGAGGCTGCGGATGTAGTAGGTCTGCATAACCCTCTTGGGAGCCACGGCGCAGACTATCTCTCGCACTCTCGGCTCAAAGATAATATGCGCGGTGCTCTCGGTCGGCATGACCTCACAATTCCCCACTTGGTGGGCCAGAGCCACCAGCTCGTCGATGCGGTGCAGCTTAAAGAACACGTAACAGGGTTTACTTCCCTTCCCCTTTACCGTCTCCTTGCTTATCAGCAACCATTCGGAGAGGGGAACAGGGTAATAGTCGAGGTTTGAATTATCGTACCAACCATAGTCGAGAACAGGACGACAACGGAAGTTACCGCGGCAACGGCCGTTGTTGAGGAAACAGCCGTTGCCACCGCCGAAGTACCACGAGCGGCTACCGTTGTAATCAGCGCAAGAACCTCTTTGCTTGTCTATGTTGTATTGACTATTCATATCGCACGAATAGTTAGACATCCTTATAATCGGCAGACGCACTCCCCATTGCGCACTCAGGGGAATCGGACCCGCCGACGCCTTTAGTCAGCGAGTACACAAGCCTCGACAACCCTATTCTTATATCATCAATCTGCATCGCAGCCTTCGCCCAATCCTTCTCGCTCATAATACCGAACTCATCCATTATCATCAAATCCATGTTGCTCTCCGTCAGCGCAAGCTCAACCTGGGCCTTGCTGTAGTGATATAGCTTTTCCTTCTTGAACTTGTTAGACAGCTCAAAGGCACGGATTATCTCATTCTTCGCCTCCGTGATATGGCTCCGGAACTCATTAACGAGGGTGTACCTGTATTGCTTTTTCCATTGGTCGCAACGAAGGTATGCCCACGCTTCAAGTCGGCGGGCCTGCACCACAATAGGGGAGTCGAGTGATTTCGGACGTTTTCTCGGCATTGCTTTTTTTAAGGCCACCCCATCCCGGAGGGTGGGGTGGCAAAGATTAAAAGATTGAAACGTTAAGCAAGGCTCAAAGCGAGAACAGGACGACAACGGAAGAGACCGTCGTAACGGTAGTTGTTGACGAAACAGCCGACGTTACCGAAGAAGAACCACGAGCTGAGACCGGTGTAATCAGCGCAAGAACCTCTATACAGAGAGTTGTTCAGCTGGGTGCCAGCGCCCACGGTGGCCACATTCTCGTTGATGATGGCCATTACGTCATCGCGGAACATCAGGCCAATATCGCCGGGCTCGGGGTGGTAGTAGTTACCTGGCAGGAAGCCCTCGGAGGTCTTGCCGTACTGCTGGGCGTTGTACTCGGGCGGGTAGGCAGGGATGAACTTGTAGTTGTAGTTCACGTTCAGGCAGTCGGCTTTGGCCTGTGTCTGGGTCATACCGTAGTTGCGCAGGACTGCAGTTGTGCCAGTAGCAGCAGCCAAATCCATGCAGTGCGACATCAGATAGCCGTCGTACATATCGGTCATGTTACCGTAGCGGGCCACATACTCCTCACGCAGCTCTGCATAGGTACCGCTCTGGTCGGTCAACAGGTGGGTGTAGTAGTCCTTCATGCCGAGGTGGTGGGCGTCGCTGCCGGTGTAGTTAGTCACCTCGATATCGAAGCGGCTCTTACGCATGACATGGCCGACAGATTGGTCTGTGCCTCCCTCGCCGTCGTCATAGTAGGTGTCATCACCATTTACGCTTGCCCACTCTTTGAACTTGGCGAAATTCACGCCGGTACGGGCGGAGTAGTCGAAGCCGTCGTTGGCGATGCAGGCAGAGTTGGGAGCCTTAACTGTGGCTCCGAGGATAGATTGAGCGCTGGCGCCACGGAAGTTGTGGTGTGCACCCTCACCGATGAAGGTGTAGCCAGCTCCAGGGATGTAATTACCACCCACGGCGATATTGGCGTTGTGGCTCCTGAGCATGGCCAGTCCAGAGCAGTCAATCACGGTGCAGCCGGTAGGAGTGCCGGACACGGTCAGCGTGTTGTTGCCGTAGCCGCCAATCTCCAAGCCCACGCCCTTGCCGTCATCCAGAGCGCCAAAGGTGATGTAGGTGGTATTCAGGGCAGTGAACTGCGCAATGATGGAGGCCATAGTGTCCCCTGCGCTCCACGAGAGCGTGGTGGAGGCCACACTGGCATTGCCAGAGGTGGCTGAGAAGGTAATACTGCCGTTGGCTGTGTTGTCAATCTCCAGGCGGTAGAAGCAGGAGGTCGCGGCCACATTATCGCTGTAGAGAGTATTGTCGGCCGCCGCATCGTCATTAGCCACGAAGTGGGCCTTGCCGTCAAACGTACCCACATAGGTGTCGTAGTTGGTCTCATACCGCAGCTGGTTGTAGTCAGCCAGCACAGCACCGATGGCCGCCTTCTTGACGATGCAATACACCTCCTCGGCTCGGTCATAGAACAGCATATCGCCCACCTCCAGCGTCTCGGCACTCAAAGCCTTGATGCGGGGGTCTCCGCTGTTGGCTATCAGTGTGGCGAAGTTGCACTTCTTTGTCGTCATGTCATTCAGGTCAACACCTGGGATGACAAAGCTCGCAGCGTCGCCATTGTACGCAGGGAGCTCGGAAATTTTCTTTTTACCCATTGTCTTCGGTTATTAATTGTTCGTAATTTTCTGTCAACAGGCCGAAGCCATCCTCGGCCATCAAGATAGTGGCGCTCTCGTGCAACAGATAGTCGTCGGCCTCCGTCATAATCGGCTGACCGTTCTCTGCTATCAGGTAGTCGTCATCATCAGGGACAAGGGTGCCCCCTCCTCGACGTCTGCGCCCTATCGCGTTCAATATACCGACTATCAGCGACATATTTTAGTAGTTATCGACTTCTGAATAGAATACATCATCGGTCGTGAGGTCAACAGCTCCAGCTGTGATAAACTCCAACAGGGTGGGGTTCCAATCGCCTACGACAATCGGCACCTCAACGGCGCTGTCATTCTTCACAGGCTTTGCGCTGATAACTACCACGTCCCCTGGAGTCAGTTCGGAGCCAGCCTTCGGGGCGATGAGGATGTGGAACGATTTACCGGATGCGGGCTTGAAGTTTGTGGCGAGACTGTCCACCTTGCCAACCTTCAAGGCTTTTACTGATTCGAAAGTGTTAATCATATTGTTAAAGTGTTTCTATTGTACAACCTACGCTGGCCCACTGACTACTCCGGTATGTTGCTTCATACACCTTGTGGACGTACAGCTTCTCGCCTCCCTCAAAGGGAGTTCCTCTAAACACTCTGCCCTCCAGAGTGGGAGGTGTCGGGGAGAGGCAATAGACGTCCTTTAGTTCGCTGCAGTCATTGAACGCGCCGTCCAGAATGGCCAGCATTCTCTCCGGAAGGATTACGGTAGTGAGCAGGTTGATACCCATAAAGGCCGCGGCCGGTACCCTGCTGCCCATTATCGCGCCATTCCCAAAGAGGCAATCGATATAGTTGATACCGGAAACGAGTTTTTGTTCGGCATCCAGCGGGCACGCCTCCCCATTTACACCTATAAAGAGAAGGTTTGACACATCTCCCAGCACACGGTAATCACCATCGGACGGGATGTTAAAGATGCAGCGCACCATCAGCCCGTTGGCAAACGAGGCAATTTTATCGAGAACATAGGAGTTAGTGGCTAACGTCAGGCTGACATCATAGCCGTTTTGCTTGGGTGCCTTCGGTGTTCCGGTGAAGTTCGGACTCTGCAGCTTGGCGTACAGAGCCAAGTTAATACCGTCTAACTTCTGCTTGTCAGCCGGAGACATCAGGCCAGCCTTCGAGGCTGTGGCGTTGCTCGGCTGGTCATAGGGAAGGGAGTTATAGGGCGTAGTGCCATTCCCTATCTTCTTGAGTTTGGTGTCGGTCTCAATGCACATCTCACCGTCGGCAGGGGTGGGGTTGTTCTGTGCCCATCGTGCTGCGGTGTCCCTTCTGGTCTTAATATGGTAGTATTGGGTCATTTTACCGTTTTTTGATGATAAAGTATCGTGTTTTGATACAATTCTAAATTAATTTTTGGTTAATTTGGTCAAATTCTCCGACAATTCAACGTGTACAATGCGGTTGAATTGGTCAGTCAGGGCTGCAGCGAACTGCCGCACAATGTCCGTTTCCTGGATTGCCTCCCGTAAGGGGTACTTGCCATGATGGTCTGGGTCAAAGTAACCGCGCTTGTGTATCTTCTTCGTGATAGCATAGGCTAGCTGCTCCACCTTCGGCACCTTCTTAGTCTTTGGGTCTGCCCTCGGTACAATCTGCCCCTTTTCAATCTTGATTTTTACCCAATCCAGAATAGCGGGGTATAACTTACCCCCCTCACCCTTTTGGGTTGGACCACGACCCTCCTCGATATATTTCCAGTAGTCGGGAAGCCTCAATACGAGCGTCAGGGTCTCACCTTTCCATCTCAACACCCACTTGTCAGCCTCATAGGTGGCAGCATTGACGAGGTCGCCCTGCGCTACCGCCCCAGCGTTCTCAATGTTCGCCTTGTAAGCATCCAGCAAGTCCTTGACAAGCTGGTACAAGTCCATGCTTAAAGTGACCTCCCCGTAGTCTATTGTGCTCATACATCTCTCTTTATGAAGGCTGGGTCAACCTCTTTATATATGGTTGTCATATCGACATCGCCTGTGTGGTACCCCGGAGGCATGGACGCCCAGCGCTTGGCCTCGGTCATAATATGGAACGACCGACACCTTCTAGTAAGGAATAGGCGCCAGTTGCCTACCCCACCGGGCAGGCTTCCGGATGTAGCACCTCCGTACTCGTAGGCTCGGAAGCACTCGTTGCCCCGTAAGGTGGTACCATAGGCGCACACCTGTACCTGACGCATGCCGGTGGCTGGGGTATGTTCCTTGCTCTCATCGTCATAGGTAATCATGGCAAAATACTGGCCATCCATACACGCCTCTATCTGCTCACGGCTGGCCACGATGCTGTCGGTTACAGCTATCGAGTCGTCATCCTCGACCTCATCATACGTTGGCAGGTCATAGTTCCACGGCGCAAGGTCAATGTCAGTCACCTCAATACTTGAGATGCGGTCAACCTGTATCGTCTGCCATCTCTCCTTGTCGGGAATATAGACATTGACAACGGTAGCGCCATTGCGCACTCCCATCTCCTTAATCTGGGCCAGTATCTTCTCCTTACCGATGGTTATCTCCAGCTGCTTCTTTTTGTCGATGGCTCTGCGCACGTCAGCCTTTGTTACCGAAAAGAACTCATCCAGCGGACCCTCCACCGGCTCGCTCTCCACCAACGCGGCCACATACTCGTCGATTGTGGTCTCTCTGCGCTCCGTTCTCATCTTTGGAGCTATACCAGCACACACCTCGACCGAAAAGCCGTTCAGTCCGCCCTCTCCGCCATTGCTGGCCTTGATAGCTTTCCACAATTCCTCGTCCGTCACCTTGAACGAGACAATCCAAGAGCCGTCGGGTATTCCCTGGAACTCAACGGGGCAGATACCGCGCTCGGAGTTCGTGAAGTAGCTCTCAATCATCACACAAGAGTTGATGCTGTAGGTCTCGCTGTCATGCTGCAGGTTGATAACATTGAGCAACCCATCATGGCTGTACTTCTGTACCAGCTGCTTGATGGTCTCGCGCTCAAAGACGATGTAGTAGTCGCCTCCCAGAGCGGAGTCGTAGCGGTAGATGGGCGTGTCAGCCAGCAAAGCCACACCGGTAATGACACGCTGGTCCTCGTCGGCTTTCAGGGTGATGCGCTTGGGCTGTCCCTCATCCTTGAAGCGGATAAAGTTTTTTTCCACAGCCGGGAAGTCCACGAGGCTAATTGCCAGCAATCCCAGAGAGGGGTCGTTGAGGTCATCGATGGTAATTCTGTAAATGTTCATTGTTTAATGTGTTGCTTGTTCAACGGTTACTTTTACATTGTTCTGCGCTCTCGATATGTCGCCCTCGAGGACATACACCTGCTGGGCAGGCAACTCCTCGACATCCCGCGCGGTCGGTGTCTGGCGGGTGTTCGTTACCTGCGTAGCAGCCACCTGGACTGCCGATGCGTTCACGCTGCCGAGCGATGTGCTGGTTGAGGTGCTACCACCACTCCCGGAGGTCGATATGTCCGTATTCTGGATTTTTGACACCTCGGCCATGCCAGCCGTCACGGTAGCAGCTGCAGCCAGAGCGCCAGCAGCTATACCAGCGGGGCCGGGTATGGCTTCAATCATTCCCATGTATGCATCCACACCACCCTTGATGGTGCTGATTATGGCCTTCGTGGTCATCACGGCCTTCCACTCCTCGCCGCCCTGCTCCAGCGTCTCACCCACGGAATCGAGGATGGAGGTAATAGAGTCCGTAATCGAGCGGATGGCTTTGGCATAGTTCTCGTTGAGCTTCTTGCGCTTCTCCAGAGCCTTCTGCTCAATGGCCACACTCTTCTCGGCTCTCTCCTGCTGCAGGGCTAGGAGGTTGTCCTGCACGGCTATATAGTCGTCGGCGGTCAGGTTTTCGTTTTCCAGTAGCTGCTTCTGCAGCTCTATCTTCTTGTCGAGGAGGGCGAGATATGCCCTCTCCATCATCTCCTCTGCCTCCTGCACCTTCTCCTCGGAGTAGTCAGCGGCCAGCCTGTTATCAGTATCAATCTGCATGCGGGCGTACGCCTCCTGCTCGGCCGCTATCAGCTTCTCGGTACCAGCCACAGCGGCGGCACTCCTACGCTCCCACATCTCAATCTCCCGCTCCTCATCCTCAAGGTCGTACTTGTCGTTTATCTCCTTGACCTGCTGCCGGTAGTATTCCGTGAGCCTGGCGGTGTCCTGCCCTCGCTTCTCATAGAGCGCCAGTTGCTCCTTGTAGGTGTCCTCCAGCTTGGCCAGCTCACCCTCACGGTCGCCCATCAGTCCAATCTCGGCCTCGCGCTCTATCTTGGCAATGTTGGCCATCTCCCTCTTTTTCTCCTCCTCGGCTTTCTGTGCTGCTGCCCTCTGGGCCTCGAGACGTTTCTTCACAGCCTCCTCCGCATCCTTCTTTTGGTCTATACGGGCTTGCCTCTCGGCCAGCCATACAGCCTGCTCGGCTTTCCACGCCCTGTCGCGCATCTCGTCCTCAATCTTCTGCGCCTCACGCAACTGCTCCAGCTCCTCCCCGTGCAGCTCCTTCTTGGAGGCTATCAGGTCGTAGTTGGCTTTGGCCTCCTCCAGAGCAGCATTGGCCACGTCTCTCCGCTTCTTGGCTATCTCCACAGCCGTCGCTCCGTCCTGCTTCATTATCTCCACCTCAAAATCGGTGCTCTCGTTGAGGGCATCAATGGAGGCTTTCAGCTGCTCGTTGGCCTGTGCGAACTTCTTGCTCTCATCAGCATAGCCACTGAACAGCCTTGTTAGCTTGTCGAGGTTGGCAATCAGCAACCCCACACCAATGACCAGCGCACCCACACCGGTAGCGAGCAGAGCCTTCTTGAAGCCTCCTGCGGCCACGGATGCTGCCTTTATGGAGATTGACAGAGCCTTAAACGACTTAACACCGGCATCGATAGCAGCAACGCCCTGTGTGATAGCCATAGCACTCTGTAGGAGCTTGAGCATCTTTACATCGTCACCGAGGTTGACACCCAATAGGGACAGGGTGCCAATCATGGCCTGGAAGCCACCAGCCACGCCCGTGATAGTTCCCCGAATATTGGAGAGTCTGTCTCCAAAGTCGGTGGTCGTCCTCTTTATTTCCTCCTGGGCATCCTTGAGGTCGTGGGTCTTGTCTGCCAGCTCCACAAGGGTATCGTTGTATTCCTTCGTACCCTTGTCGAGATTGAGCAGCTGGTCACGGAGGTCTTTAATCTCCTGCCGCAGGTCTTTAATACTCTTGGTCGACTTCGAGGTGTCTATATTCAGTATCTCAACATCGGTTTCTGCCATAGTTCAAATTCGTTTCCTATAAATTATCGTATTCCCGAAAATCCTCCATGCTGGTACGCCTGCCGGTTGCTTTCGTCCAATATTCTGCGGTCATGCTCATAGTTATAGACGTACAGCACCTGCAGCACGCTCTCACGCATGGCGGCGGTCAAAGTCTCGTGCGCCAACTGGCAGTACGTAAGGACGAAGGGAAAGATGCCATAATTCGAGAGAGGCGCCGGACCTCCCCCTTCAGAGCTTTCCTCTTCTCCGTCTCCATCCCCTTCGTCATCTTCCGGGAGGTCAAAAAGCGCAGGATGGTTTTTATGGATGCTTTTGACCATGTCGCAAAAAAATGGACTATACCCACAGCCTCGGTCGCAGGCATGGCTCCGAGGTCATCTTTCACTTTTGCCATGTCGTAGCCGTCATTGTACTGGTGTCCCTGGGGTATCAGCACCACGGAAAGCATATCGATATAGCTCTCCCTCTTGGAGTAGTTCGTGAAGTCAATATACTGCGCCGTGGTAAAGTTGGCAGGGGTGATGTCAAGGACGTACACCGTGCCATTGATTTTGTACTCGGCATTAGCCGACACCTTCTCGCTGGTTATCGGCTCATCAAAGAAGCTATTGAGGCCGTGTACCATAGCCAGATACTCCGTATATGGGATTTCCAGAGGGTCAACCCCATACAGGCACATGATAATTTTTCGGGAACGCTCCTCGGCGTCCGTCTCGTTGACCTGAATACTCATCAGGTCAACGAACTGCTGCAGTGATAGCTGCTTCCATGAATTAATGATTTCTCTTTTCATTGTTCAAAGTATGTTATACGTTCCAGTTTTCAGTCCATGCAGGGCGAAGGCCGTGGCCATGATGCAGTCATCGTGATAGCCAGGAGTGCCGTTGTAGGTAATCTTGCCGCTCGGCGTTTTCTCCATCCTAAAGGCCGACATCTGTATGCTCTGCTCGTTGTCATCCAGCAGCTGGATGGTGCGGTTCTGCACCTGCACAACAAAGTTCTCGATAGCATCCCTCTTACTCTCGTTGCTGGTGTTGAACTCCACCACCTGACAAGCCAGCCCAGCCCCCTGTATAGCTCTCCGCAGCAAGCCCAGATACACGCCACCGATGCTATTGGTCTCCACCACCACCTTGCGGACATTCCACTTCTTGAGGGCGTCCACAATACGGGCAATCGTCGTCGTCTCGTCGAGGTCGTTCCAATGCAACAGCCCAACCTGCTGATATAAGTTGTTGAAGATAGACAGGGAGGTGCTATCGCTGTCATCGTTCTTGGCGTTCTTACCCACGCCCCAGTCGACACCTGCGGTATATTCCCCTGTCATAGTCACGGTGTTGGAGAGTATCTTTTTGAAGTCTCCGAACACGTCCGATGTGGTCTCCATCCATTGGCCGAGGTAATCTGCACGGAATAGGTTTATCGGCATCTTGCTCCGGTACAGCTCCAGCTTGTCGGCAGTCAGGAACGGGTTGTCATACTCCGTAAAGTCATAGGAATAGATGTTACTGCGCCCATTCACTCCATCGTTAAAGAACTCATAGAAAAAGCCCTGTTTGAAGCGTGGGGTACTCACGGCCACAATGGGGGCGTGGTTGGCATTCACGAAGGGGGTGGCGGTATAGAACACCTCGTCGGAGATATAGGCCGCCTCATCAAAGGCCAGCACACCGTATTTTGTTACCGTCTGGCCTCGGATATTGTCCCCCTGCTCGGCAGATAGGAACACAATCGATGAGCCATTGACGAAGGTAATCTCCAAGTCGCTGCTGTTGCTGGAGGCATACAGGGGGGTGCGCCTAAACTTTCGCACGATGCTCTTGAGGATTTTCCTCGCCTGCTTAAACGTCGGGGAGATGAGCACAGAGGTTTGGTTGGGGTTGGAGAGAGAAGCCTTGACGAGTATATTTTCCACCATCATCGACTTGCCACACTGACGGACAGCCTTAACGAAGTGGAAGCTGTCGGACCAGTTCTCGGCAAGCCCACGGTGGACTGCCAGCTGGTAGTCCGTAGGTTTATATAGCTTGACCTTTATGTGCTGTTCTTTCTTCATTAAAAGTCATCTACCTCAATTGTCATATTGCCATTTTGCTCTATCTCATTCTTCTCCACATACCCCCTGCTCTTGAGTTTCGTCTTGCAGTAGAATATAATGGCCGTGAGGTTGCCTGCCCGAATGTGCTTCATCAGCTCGCCCTCCACATAGTCGCCGGTCTCCTCGGCCACCATCTCCACCGTATCGGCATACTTCTGGTCGTGCTCAATCCATTTGTAGTGTGTCTCACGGGAGACGTTGACGTTCCTACATGCCACCGACACATTACCTCCTGACCGTCGTAGGGCCTCAATCATGGCCTCCTTTTTCTTGGTAGTAGATTTCCTTTCCTCCATAGTTTATTGTCGTTTAGGTTCGTTCGTAAATGGCACATCCTCCGGGTAGGTGTCCCACGCTATGTTGCTGCGGTCATCCTTCCCCACCTTCAACACGCGTGGGAACAGGTATTTTTGACAGATATGGTGGTGCAGTCTGCCACCGTTGTTTTTCTGCTTCTCGGCATAGATGGCAGAGGGAAACTGGATGGGAGTGACCAGCGACTTGTTCAACAGCTTGCACTCCCTGTATAGGTCGGTAAGTCCACCCTCCTGCTTGGCGCTGTCGGTCTGCTTGAGTGTCAACCCCACACCACAGGAGCCTGTGAAGTAGCCCTCGTTCATCACGCCAGTAAAGAGGCTTGTGTCATCATCCTGCACACCCCTCTCGCCACGATAGACGTAGGGCATCAGGTAGAATGTGGTGTTCATGACCTTGGGGATGTAGAGACGCGGCCTGCACCCTCCTATCATGTCGCCAGTTTGCGGCAGTCCAAAGAGGCCGATATGCTGCCTCCGCATAAACTCCTCCACATACTGGAACACCCCCCGGATGTCATCCCCCTCGGCCATCCTATACAGCCCCGGCGCCCTCACTTGGTAATGCTGGGTGTCGTCATCAATGACGCAGTAGAAGTCTATGCCGTTGAGCTTTGCAAAGTCCTGGAAGGTATTACGCGCCTGCCCTGCACTCCTTCTGGCAGGGGACGGGCGGTGCACATAGTCGTAGCGCTTCCGGGCGTCCTCCATGTCGAAGATGTGGAGCTGCACCCCAAGCTTGGCACAGGAGAAGTCGTACTCGTCCTTATCGTCAGCCTCGCTGTCTATGAATACGTGTATCTTGTCCGGCTGCCATCCCTTCTTGACAAAGTATTTCGCCGTCTTGATGTTATCAGGGCGGTGATAGGAGGGGATGAAGATGTTTATATCGTCCTTCATTCCTCGTCCTCCTTCTCATCCAGAGTAACCCGCTCGGTGGTCCTCAACAGGTCATCCTCTATAAAACCATTAATGCCGGTGTCGGTCAGTACCAACCGCAGCCGCTCAATCGCCTTCTTCTCCTCGTCGGTAGCCTTGAAGGTGTAGTAGTTGGCCACGCTCTCAAAGTCTATCTTGATGAAGCGGTAGGCAAACACCTTGAGCTGTTGCTTCTGTTCCTCGGTCAGGACGTACTCATCCAGCGCGGCCACTTTCGCATTGAACTTCTCCAAGTTCACGCAGTCCATCAGCTTGAGGTCGGGCACCTCCAGAGGCTCATAGTACACCCCGCTGTATTCCACCTTCGACAACTTCTCGGTCTCTGTCATCACGGGAATATCGACACCCCAGAGGTCAAGCAGTTCCATGTCCCACTCGTTGGCCAGCATGTCCATGTCCCACTCGCCGAAGCCGGAATTGTCCTTAATGGTGTACGCCCGGAGGTTTTCCACAGAGGTCTCCTCTGGTATCACCTTGCAGGGCGCATCCTTATAGCCTAGCTCCTTCATGGCGGCATATCGCATATTGCCTCCGATAATGATATACTTGCCCCCCCCCTATCGGGTACACCAGCAGCTCGCGCAAAGCCAGCATTTCGGGGTTGTCCTCGATTGACTTCTTGAGCTTCTTAAACTTCTCGTCCTTAATCAGTCGGGGGTTCTGTGGCAGTCCCTCCACCTGTCCGGTGTTCGTCTCCAAGTTCGCCAGCGGAAGCACCACAGCCTGGAGTACGCTTGTCTTTTTCTTGCTCATTGCTTCGCCTCCTTTTTATGGTTGTCAGCTTTGTCATTTTTGTAGTACATCCTCCCCAGCGCTTTCAGTACCCGCATCTTGCAGAAGTTACAGCTGTAGCCTGTCTCGTTGGTGGAGTTAATTTTGTTAAAAACGCCGAATAAGACACGAACATCCTTCTCGGGTAGTCCTACAACATAGTCGGCATAAAAAGCCGTGTGAAGGTGCTTTTCGTACTTCTGCAGCACCTCTCTCTGTTCTTTGGTCAGTTCCTTTGCTTCATTCATAACTTGGTAGTGATTAAATCGAACAACTTGGCCACAGCGGCATCCACCACCTGCAGCACATCCTTAATCCTCGGCGTCATGAAGGCCACGAGGCACACATACGCCACATTCGGGAGCGTTAGCTGCCCCACGCATAACAGATAGACCAGTCCGGTCCAGAATGTCATGCACAGGGAGCATGAGAAGGGTTTGAGTTGGAATGGTTTTTTGACCTTGCCGCTGGTCAGCCATCCAGCCACTATTGAGGTGATTTCGTTCCAGGCGCCGCTCAAGTCGAGCAGGAACACCCATACGGCAGCAATCAGTAGAATGTTAATATACACCATCTTGTCTTTGTTTTTCGATTATCTCTTTAAGTTTGTTCTGCAGCTTTGTTATCCTCGGGGCGATAAGTGGCCACGAGCAGTTTAGTTGCTTGGCCAGCTTCGTCTTGTTGCACCCAGTGGAGATATAGAGTATCATCATCGAGCGCTCATCAGTCGGGAGGCTATTCAGGGCTGTAACCATCTCGTTGTCGTAGTCATTGGCTCTGTAGATGGTATCCAGCTCCTTGAACTCCTCGGAGGTCGTCCGTGCTTTCAGCTGTTTGCGCCTTCTCCCCATACCTTGTCTATATTCTCCACCTGTGAGGCGGGTATCGTATCATACGCATGCTTCTTATAGTTCCTGTACACCTTGCTGTTAGTCGACTTCATCTGCCTGTATATCATCCCGGAGATGTACTGACGGAAGCAGTTAATCCCGCACCGGTTATATACCGTCACTATGAGGTCGGCTGGCAGTTCGCAAATCATCAGGTAGAGGTCGCCCACAATGTCCTCGAGGTACATTCTATCGACTACACCCGCTATCTTGCGGGCGTAGTTGTCGACAAACTGGGTATCATACAACTCAACCAGTATTTGCTCTTTGGTTTTCACACTATAAAATATCGTGTTTCTCAATTAAACTTCTCAAAGATATAGAAGTGGGTAACCTCGTGTATCTCCTCGGACAACCTTATATCGTGCTGTCCCACCCAGTACATGCCGTTCCACTTGGCTACCACAAAGGTGTCGTCATCCAGATGGCAGAGAACAAGCCTGTCCTTCCACGGCTTATTGCGCTCCGCATCCATCCACTCGTTTGTTACTACCGTTGTCATGGTGGCTAATTATTAAAGGTTTTACATTATTTCTTTTTGTCGTGGTGTTACCCCTTCCCATGCTTTAGGCCAAGCCTGGTAGGTCTTGCCGTCGATGCTGCAGCCGTTGGCTTTCTTGTTGCGTTTTATGCCATCTGTACGATATGGGCAAACCATTCAAAGATTGCCTTTACCTCCTCCGTCGTGCGTTGGCGCATCCATTTGGCACCGGTAATAAATGCTAGTTTGATTTCTTCATTTGCCTCTGTGTCATTGCCGTAGTAATCTATTCTCTCTTCAGGGATTGAAGCCTCATAGCGTTCATAGTAAGCCGATGCAGCTTCTTCAGGGTCTGCGAAATCAACACCTATAGAAAAACCAGGCTTCATTTGGCACCTCCTTTCTCCACCAGTTCCTTCACGACGGCCTTGAAGTGCTTGCGCATGTTATTCTCAGTATCTCCACTCATAAAGGCCGTATCGTGCAAGTATATTGCATTGAAGGTATTGTGTGCCTTAACCAGAGCATCGAAGCACTCTATCTCCCACTGCTCCTCGCACCCTTGAGGGGTAACATCCTCCCACATCAGGTCGTCGGCCACATCCACCAGCACACGGGCGATGCGCATAACTTCTTGCTTTGTCATTGCTGACCTCCCCTCTGCTTGATTGACATTGTTGTTTTTGTTTCCATTGTTGTTGTGTTTTTTTGTTGTTGATTATTTTGTCTTTACATATATCAGGACAGTAAAGATGATGATGCCGCACACCACCTCAATGAGTCCGTCATACCATTTCGGGTAATCATCATCCTTATTCATCGTTTGTTTTGTTTAGTCATTGTCAAAGTGTTGGGCTACGGATTGTTTGCGCTGTGTCTCTCTGGCAATCTCATCCTTCCGTTGCCTCTCACGTTCCATCTCGGCCAACTTGGCGGGAGTGTATTCTATGTTTCCAGCCTTGTTAATGAGGTACGGCAGCACAATCTTCTCGGCATCTTTCATGTCGCTACGGTGGCCCTTGGCCTCCTCTACCCTAATCCTCTCTATCTCTCCATTGCGCTCGATACAATACTTGTCCAGACATTCAAAGAAGGTTCCGGTGTTCATTGCCTGGTAGAGCTTCCCGTACTTGTTCATCCGGATGCGCTTGAACAGGATGGCGATATCGGCAGTCTTGAGCCACTTGTAGTTTTCGTCCGTAGTCAGTGCCTCCACAATGAAGTCGATATCGCTCTCATTCAGGGTGTCCTTGATATGGAGGTCGGCAGCGAAGCGGGCGAACTGCAGCCTGAAAGCCTTTTGCACCTTCTCCAGCCCTCTCTCCTTCGCCAGCGTGGCGATAGCAGGCTCGGCCAGATTGAACGCCTCCGCTATGGTTGTTACGGCCTTATAGCGTTCCACTATCGGAACTATCGCAGAGGCCGTCGAACTGCTTTGCAAGGTATTCGGCCGAGATGCTTGTACCTGGTAAGTATTGCTTGTTCCCATTTTCATTAAAGAATATTGATTTTACGTTCAACCGCAGCCAGCTATTGAAGTGCCTCCGGAAGTCGCTGCGGCTTTTATAGTTCACGCCGTCCACTATCAGCTTGTCCTCAAACATACCCACAGCCTCCACTAGCTGCTCGTTGGTCAGTCCGTACATCCGGCGGGCACTCTCCGATGTCATGGTCTGTGTGGCCATATCGTTCTTGAGCTCCCGGGCCAGTACCTCCACACTCTCCACCACACCCCCACGGGCCTGCTCCTCCTCTCGTGCGCGTGAACTCTCACTTTGTTCTATTACTTGTTTATTACTTGTTCTATTACTTGTTTCATTATATATTGGACCCTCGCCCAGATTGAGCACTCCCCCTCGCTCATTTTGAGCTATACCCTCGCTCATTTTGACCTCACCCCCTCGCTCATTTTGAGCTATACCCTCGCTCATTTTGAGCGTGGGTTGTCCGGTGCGATAGACCAGTATTCGGCCACCATTGTACACCTGCTCACTCTCTCCAGCCACTACCAGCCCCCTATCTATAAGACGCTGCAGGGAGCGGCGTAGGGTGGCGTTACCCATGCACAGATACTCGGCTATATGCTGCTGTCCCATAGTCAGGCCATCCTTAAAGGACTTGATGAAGAAGTACACATCCTTATCGGTTCCAGACAGCCCCAGCCTCCGGCACTCGTCGCAGTCAATCCTATAGTACACGCCCTTACTCATCTCCCTTTATGATATTTGCACACCCTGGCCTTGTCAGCAAATACACGGCCCACAGGCTTGCCGTCCTTGAACTTCAAGGCCCCATCACTCACACCCTCCGGGCAGTCCCCCATAAAGAACTCACCCGTCTCGATATTGAAGCTACGCCCCTCCGTATCACGCACGAAGGACAGGCAACCCGAGCAGTACACCAGGACCACCTTCTTTGTTCGTTGTTGGGTTGGAGTTTTCATAGGTCAAAAGAGTTTGAGTTGTGCTTGTTCAGCCTTAATGCGTTTCTGAGCCTTGTCGAAATACTCCTTGCTCAGCTCATAGCCGATAAAGTGGCGTTTTTCCTTGATGCAGGCGATGGCGGTGGTGCCGCTGCCCATACAGTTGTCAAGCACCGTGTCGCCCTCGTTGGTGTAGGTGCGGACGAGGTAGGCAATCAAATCAACAGGCTTTTGGGTAGGGTGCAAATGCCCTGCACCACTCGGGTTGGCAAACTGCAATACTGATGTCTGCCAACCCGAGTGAGTGGTTTTGTGTTGTTTGCCCGCAACGCCCAATCGGTGTTGCTCTTCGTTTCTTAAACGCTTTCTACCACTTTCGATTGGTTTTGCAAGCTCTACAAGGTTGAGTTGGTTGAATGTTGGTTGCTTTTCATAAAACACCATTATATTTTCGTGCTTTCGCATCGGCTGTATCTTGGCATTCTGGAAACCGCTTGCCTTGGTCTTTACCCAAGTATAGTCGTACTTGTACCAAGATAGATTACTTAGTCGTAAAGCCGAACTAAAAGGCTCTGCACCGAATAATATAATCGCCGCGTTTGGTTTACACACTCTTTTGTACTGCTCCCATAGAGGCACAAATGGGATAACAATATCCCACTTGCAGGCGGTTGTGCCATAGGGCAGGTCGCAAATCACAGCGTCGATGCTGCCCGAGGGGATGGCTTTCATACCCTCCAAGCAGTCCATATTGTAGATTGTGTCTACTTCCATTGTTCTTTCTCTTTTGTGGCTGTGGGGGGATTTCTCCGGCCCACAACCTGGGGTCAGGCCAAACTTACTAATAAGGTTTAGGCAAAGTGAGGATAGGACGACAACAAAAGACACCATAGGAAAGGCCGTAGCTGCCGAAACAGCCATTGCTACCGTTGAAGAACCACGAGCTGCGACCGCTGTAATCGGCGCAAGAACCAACAGGGTGCCACAACTCGCTGCTAACGTACCAATCTCTTTTGAATTTCTCACCTCCTGCTTTTTCCATCAGCTTATTAATCTTCTCTATGTAGATGGTGATGATGAGCCCCTGCTTTCGGTCGAATGTATCAAGCCCACACTTTTTCAGCTCAGACATAGCTTCATCATAGCTCATATCGTTACGGTCGTTTATGTCCTCCGTAGCTATTAAGAAGTCCTCTCCCAGTGCCTGGACGCGTACCCATTTATTGCCGTCCTTCTCTACGATACTTAATACAGCATCCTGATTTTGTTCTTTATTCATTTTCAAATAGTTTTATTTGCCATTTCTTTTTTTATCTTTTCAATCCTACGGTGTATCTTGGCCATCCTCGAAGCAAAGAGGCGTTCCAGCTCTCTCATCTCACATTCGAGGCGTCCTATCTCGATGGCCTGTGCTGTGTCAGTCTTATTCATGGCATTTAGAATGGCGGGTCGTCATCCAACTTCGGCATCTCGGGAGCCGGAGCAGGAACGGCGACAAAGTTGGCGGGGTATGGTACTGCAGGAGCAGTCGGTGCTGGTGCCGCAGGGACATGGGCAGGTTTGGCCACAGGGACGGCTCCCGAGGATAGAGGCTTCACGCTCGTGGCCCGCAGCTCCGTGTACCACTTATCATTGAACTCGCGGCTCTCCATACTGCAGGACACCTCCACGGGCGTCCCCAGAGCTATGCCTTCGGCCATCCTGGCCCTCTCCTCCCCAAAGGTCGTAAAGGCCAGCTTCTTTGGGTAATCGCCAAAGGTCTCAATGACGAAGCCACCTCTAATCCACATCCCCCTCTCGGTCTCGCCGGAGACCGTTGGGAGGGTCTTTATAAGTTTACCTTGCTGTTTCATTGTCCAAATACTTTTAAGTCTGTTATCAACTCTCGTTTACTCTCCAGCCACGGAAGGAACTCCGCCTCGAGCATCGTGCGTAGCTCTCTCTCGCACTCCTCCGGCGTGAGGTAGTAGTCCTCGCGGTAAATCTTACCGCCCTGGGGCACGTTCTTGTCGAGCTCGGCCACCAGATACTCGAAGGCATCCACACTCTCCATGTCGCCGCTCTTTACGGCCAGCAGTGGATATGTCCGGTGCTGCCACTTCTCGCGGTACTTACCCACAGAGTAGTTGTCGGTGCTCTTGAGGTCGATGATGGTGTCCCCCACGATGTAGTCCGCAAAGCCGTACAGCTCCACCTCCCCAAAGGAGGTCTGTATCGAGGCTTTCAGGAACGGCTGGCAGACAGCATTACCCACCCAGTCGGCCAGCTCTGCCAGGAAAGCAGGGTCGAAGGTAAAGGCGTAGCCGTCCTTGTTCATGCAGTAGGCACCATTATCGCAGCGGGCGGTACCAGCTATCACAGCATCCAGCACCTCGTTGAGAGCCGTCCCCCTCGTGGCTGCATAGCTGGAGGGGGTCGGCTTTCTGTTCAGCTTGTCGATAAGGTCTGCCTCTGCCTTTACACGGCTCTCCTCATCCTCTGCGGACTGCATCCAGACAAAGGCATCGAGCAGGGTCGGATAGATACGATAGGCGGGATTATTCATACAGCTTGGTCTCCTTGTTAAGTTTCAGGTTGAGCTTAGCGGCGTGCTTCTTGATTATCTCACGCATCCGCAGCTTGGCATCTCCGGTGGGTTTCTCCTCGGCTACCTTCTGCATAAGGCTGTTTAGGCTCATAGCATCGGTGCAGCTTTCCACCTCGTCCTCAAACTCCGACAGCCTATTGTCGGTAGCCTTCGCGGCCTCCTGGCGCTTCTTGGCTTTCTCCCGCTGCTTCTGCACATACTCGGCGAAGCGGTCAGTCAGGAAGGTGTTGGGCTTCCCCACAGGCAGCTCCTCAATGATGTATGCAGGGGCGAAGTCTGCGGTGTTCTTGCCCTCGCTACGGCTGCTTGGGTTGAAGGTAATGCAGCGGACCTCCCGACCCTTCTCATTGACCATCTCCATGTAGCCCATCACGTCCAAGTCGCACACGATGTCCTTGTAGTTGGAGGCACGGACCTGGGGGACATAGCGGGTGACCTCCCCATCCTTCTCCACATCTCTCTGCGCCACGAACACGATGTTCATTCCCAGGCTCTGCACCCCACGCAGGAATGCCTTGAACTTGGCATTGACCAGTCCCCACTGGTTAATCTTCGGCTGTGCGGTGCCGCAGATACTCACGACGATGCAGTCCACCATCTTCGAGAGGGTGTCCACAATCACGGTGCCGTACTCACCCTTTGCACCCTCCAGCTCTCGCAGAGCCTCCTGTGCTTGGTCCCAGCTCTCAATCTGCACGGTGGGAACTTGGTGCTCATCACGCATACGGACACAGCCACCGTCGAAGTCAAAGAGGACAGGCTTCGGTGCGCTGCAGGCGAGGGTAGATTTACCCATACCGGGTTGCCCATAGATAAGGGCTGCGATAGTTTCCTTGCCGACTATCTCGGCGGGCTTCTTGATTAGATTACTCATAATGTTTTGATTTTGTGTTGTTGATAATGATTTTTTTTGATGCTGTTACCAGCGGTTTATTCGTTCCTTTTTTCTTCTTCAGCCATGGCTCTAAAGTGTTGATAATTGATACATCTTCATGGCATCCATCAGGTCGCTCTTACGGGCCTTGCAGCGGGAGCCGGAGCCAATGATGGCCTGGCCATACATCCCTTTGGCGCGGTTTCGGTTGAAGGTAGCCTCGGAGATAGGCTTTTCGGGCGACAGGAAACGGCAAATCTCCGACCTGGATGTCAGCCACTCGGACTGCTCCAAGTCCCGTCTCGCCGCCTCGTAGCCCCTCTTGACGGCATCCTCAACCAGCTGGGCCAGCTGCTCCTCGGTAATACCTATCAGGCTCATGCCGCATCCTCCATCAGTTTAATGTAGTTGCGCATGGCTCTCTCGCACACCATCACGCTCTTGTGTCCTCTGGCCTTGTCAATAGCCTGCTGTTTTGTCAACCCCTGCCCCAGATACTTCTTATATAATCTGTAGGCAATGGCCGCAATGGCGTCTCTCTTAATCTGTCTGTTCGTCTTGGTTTCCATAGTTATTTTTTCCGAATTTCCCGTATGCTCGACGTTCTTTTCTGCCTGGGGTAACTATACCCTATCTAATCCACCCACTCGTAGTACGGCCGTTTTTGGTTACCATCCGGAACCTGTCGGCTCCGGCGGGCATATTCATTCGGGCACACTCAATAACCTCCGAGAAGGGGGTACTGCCGTGGGCGGAGAATACAAGCTGCTGCATGTTGCTGTTGTTGTACTGAAATACTATCGTTCTCATATCTTCATTGATTTAAGGGCAGCCCGCCCGAAAGCGGGCTGCAAGGGTTAAACGTTAAGTTAGGCGGTATAAGCGAGAACAGGACGACAACGGAAGCCACCGTAGTAACGGCCGTTGACGCCGAAACAGCCGACGTAACCGTCGAAGCACCACGAGCCGCCACCGCCGCAATCAGCGCAAGAACCGACTGGCTTCCATAATTCGCTACTAACATAAACATCTTCGGCGAATTTATCACCGCCAGCCTCAACCAATTTGGCGTTAATTTCCTCAATCAAGGTTGCAATAATGAAACCTTGTTTGCGGTTGAAGGTTGCCAGCTCCAGCTCCTTGAGCTTCTCCTGGGCGCTGTCAAAGGAGAAGTGGTCCGCGCCATCGTCCAAGTCCTCGGGAGCCACGACGAAGTCCTCTCCCAGAGCCTGCACACGGACCCACCTCGCACCCTTGAAGTCCACAATGCTGATAGTGGCCGGGCAGTTGGCACCAGCCACCACAGCGGTCGGGTTGATACGCTCCATTTCGTTGCGCAATTCTGCCTTGCGCTTCATTGTGTCGCTCTCAATTTCTTCAATAACCTTTCTGTGGCGGTTGTGTTCGTTCAATAGATTTTCCTGGAATACTCCCTGCTCGGCAACTGTGCGCTCACGGCGCATTACTTCTATTTCTGTCATTGCCTTGCGGATTTCTGCACGGCGTTCTACAACTTCGGTGTAGGTCATTTTGTTGTCATTCATTGTTGTTTGTTTTTGATTAATAATATGCCTATCGGCTTGGGGGCGTGTGGGGTCTCGCTCCCCTGCTGTCAATCCTATAAACCAGCCACGCCCTAAGGCAGTCCAGAACCTCGATTTATTCCTGTTTAGCCATAAGTCTCACGCAGGCTCCCTGTCTTTTCAGGAATACATGGAACTTATCGCCATCTATACCAAAGCGCAGTCCGAATGGAGCCTTCGTGCCTTTAGGCATACTAATAGGGCCGCAGACCTTCTCAATACTCTCCACCATCACCTTAATATATTCATCAAAAGACTCAAGGCCTTTCTCATCCTGCCAGCGTGAGTAAAGGTTTGCAAACGTGCCGAGTATCTGCTGGCTGCTGATAACCTTTATTACTTTCTCTCTTGTTGTCATAGCTCGGCCCTCCTTATTTGCAGTAGAAACTGAATTTGATACCTCTGCGGAGCTTGCACACGCAGACATCACCGAGGCTGCTAAAAGCCCTCTCCAGCAGCTTCTCAAACATCTCCTGACCAATCAGGGCAATGGCACCGCTTACGCCAACCAGCATGTTGACCTTCTCCCCCTGGGGGGCTAATCCGGCAACCTTAATGCGGAAGTTGCTGTTGATTTCCTTCGTTGTGTAGGTCAATGTGTTCATTTTTTATTCCGTTTTGATTTTTTGTTGTATCTTTGCATTGAGTTCTAAACTGAGTGCAAAAGTAAAATAATTATTTTACATGGCAAAATTTTTTTTCAAAAAAGTTTTACCATAAACGACAAGAGGTTAGAAAATAGACGAATAGAAAGTAAATTTTTTTCGGGAAAGTAAAACCAAAGTATTACAACAACATGGAAATATCGCAACAATTACTAAAAATTCGTGCCGAGTTGTGCGAAAATAGCAGCCAAAAGATGGCAGACCGGCTCGGCATACCAAAGCAGAGGTTGAGTAACTACATCAACGGGAAGAGCCTCGGGAGTAAAACCATCGACACCATCCTAAAGGCTTTCCCAGAGGTCAACCCCTCCTGGCTCATCACAGCCGAGGGTAACATGCTCATCGACAACCACCCCTCCGGGCCGTCCATCAACACTGTAAACCAGAAGGGCAACAACACCCAGACCAACGGCCCTGTGGACGTGGACAAGATACTCGAAACCATCCACAGCCAGCAGCAAACCATACAGACACTTGTCAATATGCTGAATAATAAATGATAATGCAATGAAGCACGTACTTATCTTGGCGCTCATCGCGCTCACATTCTCGACGGCCTCCGCTCAAATCAGACGAGATGGCTTCCGACAGCTCACGCCAGAGGAGCAGCATCACTTTGACAGCATCATACAAGACCGGGAACGAGCCTCGTATTACATCAAGAAAGCCGCCAACGTCGAGCTGGCTATGCCCCTTGTAGCCATTGCCGGAGGAGTAGGCAGCTACTACCTCATCAAATATGAGGACAATGTGCCGGTGGTCGGCAGAGTGATGGCTGTGGGTACAGGTATAGCGGTCGTTGCAATGTGGATAGTTCAAAACCGATACCGATATAAGGCAGGAAAGCTCCTCGAACACATCAGGGTAGAGCAAAACGGCATCAGCATTCGCCTATGAAATACTCCATCCGCTTCACCCTCCTGCAACCCCCACGGGCTGACGGTACCCATACCATCCGTATGCGTGTTTACTGGAACAAGACGGACCTCACGCACTACCTCGACACGCCCATCTCCCCATCCGAGTGGGACACCACCACCCAGACACCCAAGCGGACAGCCCACAGGGCGCTCCGTGAGGTCGAGGAGAAAACGGCAGCCATAGGGCGCATATTCGACACCGCCCACCTCGAGCAGCGCATCCCCACCCGTGCAGACCTCCAGACAGCTCTCAGTAAGAAAGCCCCGGAGCCGAAGCCATCAGGCCACAATCTGCAGGCCGCCCTCACGGAGTTCCGGACAGAGCAGCGCAACGGATGGAGCGTCGGCACCTACAAGCGCTTCGGGGTTATCGCCAGCCATCTCAAGACATGGCGACCAGAGGCCACCGTGGAAGAACTGGACCGCAGCACCCTCCCCCTATACGTTGACTATCTCTATTCCCGCGGCCTCTCCAATACCACCGTGGCGAAAAACATCTCCTGGGTGCGCTGGTTCCTCCGCTGGTGCTATGATAAAGGTTACACCCCCTCGGCAGACTTCGACCGCTACCGCCCCAAGTTCAAGGGCAGCGACCAGCAACGGGAGGTTGTCTATCTCACCGAGGAGGAGCTGCGCAGCATCATCGACCTGGACCTCTCCACCCGCCCAGCACTCGACCGCACCCGTGATGTGTTCCTGTTCTGCTGCTTCTCCGGCCTCCGGTACAGCGACGTGGCAAAGCTGCGCCGGTCGGACATCAAGGGAGACCACATCCATGTAGTTACAAAAAAGACTGACGACCCACTCGACGTGGAGCTTAACAAGTTCACGCAGGCCATCCTTTCCAAGTATGCAGACCGCTACCCAGACGACCTCGCCCTCCCCATCATCAGTAACCAAAAGATGAACAAAGACACCAAAGAACTGGCCCAGCTGGCCGGAATCGACCAGCCTGTCCGCAAGGTCAGGTGGGTGCGCTCGGAGCGTATAGAGACCGTGGTACCGAAGTACCAGCTCATCACCTCCCATTGTGGGCGCCGTACCTTTATAGTTACAGCCCTGTATCTGGAAATCCCTTCGGAGGTCATTCGGAAGTGGACGGGACACAAGGGGGAGCAAGCCATGAGACCCTACATTGCCATCGTGGACAAGCAAAAAAAAGACAGCATGACGAAGTTTGACACCATGCTGTCGGACACCTTGACGGAATTTTGACGGATATTTTGAGCCTTTATGAGTTATCTTGACACCTACCACCGCAGCCCATCAGCCGACACCCTCCATATTTGCGCGGGTTTGCGTCAGTTTGCTATCGCTTTGAGCGAATGGTGCGTGTTCAGGTAGGACAACAAACGACACTGATTATCAGTGTCGTTCTTGTTTTTTGACGGATTTTTGACGGATTTACCATCTAAAGAGCGTCAACCAGAGGTGTCTTGACTTCCACAGGATGAACCCAATTAGGCCTGCAGAGAGCCACCAAAAAGCCGACAGGCGGAACTTCTGCCACTTGGTCAGCTCTCTCTCCACCTCCTTAATTTGCTCCACCGTCACAGTGACGGGCTTTTCAATATACTTATATGCTGTGTCCGTGATGGTTCGCCATTTGCTTACAATTTGCTGCTCGGTGACATACACCGTGTCGCCATCCACTTCGACGGTGTGCCAACGGTCGATGTAGGTACTGTCGTGCATCACTTTTGACACATAGGCAGTGTCATGCACCTTCACCGGCACTTGCTCGATGACACGGATGGTGCGGCATGAGGAACATATTGCTGACGCCAGCAAAACGATAGCGGCTAATCTCCTCATGGCTTCAAAAAATAGAGTTCGACTTCGGCAGTCCTACGGCGTACCAACCCCGGCAGCTTCTTGCCTCCAGCATACACCCAGCGCATGAACTGTCCCTCGATGTCCTCACGTGCAGTTATACCCATGTTGATTATGCGTAGCAGGGTGGACTTGCGGAAGTTCCCCATGCCTATGTTGTATGCAAGGGATGTCAGGGCGTCATGCTGATACTCTGTCAACTTCGGGATGATGGCAGCCCGGGTGTTTATCTCGAAGCTCACTAAGTCCTGCCTCAGCATCTCCTCGGCCTCCCCCTCCGAGATTACATCACCCTCCTTCACTCCCCTGGTATGCCCATAGCCTATAGTCCACACCCCGGCAGGGCATTTGTACGCCTTGAGGCGCAATCCTTCAAAACTCTTAATGAGTTCTAATCCTTCGTTTGTCATAGATATATAATTTATTATACAATAAGCGTCTCCGTGCGGCCTTAATATATGAATAAACATATAATAAGTACCTGCACGGCCTGTCCCAGCACACCGCCAATGACGGTTGCCAGAAAGTCGAGCCAGTCCCACCGGCCTCCCCATTGCTTGTCCTTAAACTCCATCCCACCGGCACAGCCTATGGCGCATAGAACGGTCAGCACGAGGCCGAGAATGAAGCCACCTATCAGGTACTTCCATCGATTGCTTTCTTTAATCCATTTGCACATGTTATTCCTGTATTAAGTTGTCGTCATCTTCGCATAGCAGCTCCTCGCCGTCCTCTGTCAGTATCTCCGTAGCTATCGGCAGAGTGGCGCCACCCGTGAGCTTCGTTAGGTCATGCACCTGGCGCAAGGTCAGTCTGCAGGTCGTGGCATGCTCTCCCCATCCCTCCAGAGAGGTGAGGATGTAGAGGCAGTTTTGTATCGTCACAAAGGGGTGGAGGCGCAAGTGGTCATACAGCTCTTTGTTTATCCTTGCGTAAATCCTCAACGTTTTATTCTGTGCGTTGTACACCTCCTCAATATAGTCTTTCCAGCAACGCTCATAGAGATATTCCGTAGGCTCGTCCGCCTGCATGGTGTACACCTCTCTAACGGCAGCAAACAAAACAGAGAGTCCGGTATCGCTCACGGTGTTTATTATTGGCCTCACGTAGCATGGTATCGACAGAACATTCTCAACGCCTGGCCCCCTCCAGCAATACTCTCCGGAAACGACCTCAACAGGGTGGTCGTCGGTTATTATGACATACGGGCCCGTGGCATCCTTTCTCCACTTGTCTAATATCTCACCCTGCCACACACCATTATTGTGCCGATAGTAGAAGTTGCTATTGCAGTCGGCCTGCTCCTCGTCGCTGACGTTAAGGGGCATCGGGTCGATTTCCATAGCGGGAGGGTTGAAGGTTATATGACGCAATCCATCCACAGGGATGACCGTCTGCGAAAGCATGGCAGAGGCTTTTATGTCTCCGCTCAACAGATTTTTCTCGCTCTTTGTAACCTCATTCTGCGTAATAATCTCCTTACTACCGTAGTCCCTCCCCCATCTATCCTTGTAGCCATCCACATACGAGCACCCCATATCGGACATATTAAAAACAACCTTTCGGCTATCCCACGAGAGGGGTAGTATCTCCATCTTGTCGGGCGTTACCTTGTTTGTTATGTCGATAGGCATTGCCACGTCAGCATAATAGTCCGTTGACCTCTTTACGGTCACCGTCTTATTGAAGTCATCCACAATCCAGACAAGGTGATGCGCCTTGCAATACTGCAGCAGCACATTGAACGGCTTTATCTCTCCAAACAAGCGTCCGAGGGTTATTAACGACTGGCTTCTCATTGCCTCAGATATGCAGCCGGTAATCTTGATGCCATATTTCATTATTGACGGCGTGTATATTCCTGAGATTGTCGTGTAGCCCTTGAAGTAGTAAACATCATCCTCGCCTCCCTTTATAACAAAAGGTGCAACGTTTCGATAGTAGCCAAAGGTTATACGTATGTGATAGTCTCCGGCCTGCTCAATATCCGCTCCTATATTTGCATTAATCAGTATTCTGTGGTCTCCACCAACTCCCCATGGCAGATATGAGCCGGTCAGCAACTCATAGTCCTGGATATAGCACTTTGATATGAGAAAGTCGTTGATATATGTGTCATTCTGCATAGAGGCAAGAGTTATGGCACCGTCTGTTGGCAACGGATATATGAGGCACTTCTTTGTGGCCACTACGTTGTCCTGGCTATCCCTAACATCTATTACCATTTCAAACGGATTAAATCCGCTGAAATAATATTTACAGCCTGCGTCTGTAGCATCCGTACTATAACCGAAGTCCTGGATATTTATAGTGAATGTAATATCTGCCGATAATCTTTTCCCATAGTCGCACTGCACAGATTCGGAGTTGAACGACGCCTTTGCAGACAGGCCGCTAATATTCGTGACAGGAGGATAGCTTGTGCTCCTGAAATATTCGTCTGGAAGGTCGTATGAGCCACTTAATCCTCCAGTATTGACAGGCATTTGGATATTATCAACGAGTATCTTGTCATCCTGCTTTAGCTGCGGCAGCATATAAACGAGCCTGCTCAATTCGTCATTCTCTCCGTTATACCATCTCTCGTCGAGGGTGAGTTCATAGCCGGTTATTTCCTTGAACTCTCTCTTATATAGCAACCAGAGGGCAGACACATAGATATATGGCTGCTGGTAATAGCTCCTGTATTCTCCAATTTGTGGCTCTATACAGCCATCATCCACCTCGACGGACTGAACAGGCTCACCCTTTCCATCCCTCTCGCTGCAAAGTACCGGAAGGACCGACGGGGAGGCAGCATGTGGGGCGTTCAAATATATCACGGTGCCACTCTCCACCCAGCTCTTGCTGTCGAAGTCCTTGTATTTTCCCTGTGCCGTTGGGGCAAATCCAACTACGGTTGCAATGAACGCTTCTGTCTCGTTGATTGATTGCCCGATAAGCCCGTACATCATCCTATAACTTACACCGGCCGGAAGGAATACAGAAAACAGCGGATTGTCAATATACCATGAGGCAAATACGAGGCTTCTCGAGATATAGTTGTTTCCATTCGTCCATGTGCCAGGAGCTACGCCGTTTGTCCTTCTTCGTTTCTTGAGCCAGTCGGTCATTAGGAAGTAGTCGCTATCCTCTGCCTGTGCATCCTCGCTCCATCCGGAGTTGAGCAGCTTGTCGAATATCCTCGACAGGGAGCCGATAAGAGACAGGTTGTAGTATCTCTCGGAAATAGATTTGACATAAGCGGACCCAGTGCTGATAATAGTCCCGGTATTGTCGAGCAGCACATAGTCCATCCGCTTCGTGGGGTCATAGCCTCCGGCCAGCACCACGCTGTCGAGGTGCACAAAGTTACTGAACAGCTTGTTATTCTCCGGACATCTCGGCACTTGCAGATTATAGGAATACTCGCTTATATAGTTCGTGGGGTTGTCGAGGTTATCATGCGAGAAGTTTAGCGATATATCGCTCCTCGCATCCATCTTCATCTGATGGAAGCCGTCGGCAAACTTCAAGTACAATATCATTGTTCGTTGTTGTTTATGGTTTTCAGTTCCACCTGGAAAGCCTGACTTCGGCCATTCTTCGACGGCAGGGTTGCGGCATTATTCGTCTTGGCAGTGCAGTACCAACCCTCGTCTCTCTCGCTATCATAGACATAAAGAAGCCTGCTCTGTAGCATAGTCATCAGGTGTGCATAGGTCTCCTTATTGACTATGCCGGACCACAGCCGTATCGTAGCCTCCTCCTTGACCTCCAGAACATCGTCGGAGCCGTTCAAGTCCACGATTGCCGTCTGGGTGTCCTGGACCGCGAACACCACATTGCCATCCATACCGAAGGACGTCCAGCCACCGGTCGGGGTAATCCACGCCACATAAAACGGCTTCGGGCAGACATCCACAACCGCAGCCACTACGCTGTGCAGCACCCCGGCCACATCCCAATAGAGAGAAAGTGTCGCACCAGGCATTGTGTTGACGGCATGGGCGCTGTTGTCGGACGTGCCGCCGTCGTATTCCCCATCGTAGGCAGTTTCCGAGTCGCCTCCATCAATTTCATCATACCACCCACTCGAGCCCGCATCTCCGCCGTCTATTGCGCTGCTGCTCAACTCGGCGAACAGCTGCATCAGGGTAATGGCCATTGCGTAAGTACCTCCGTGGCGGTAGGCGATAGCCACATTGTCAACGCTGGATGCGCCTATGGCTATGCTCCCCACATTAGCCTCGGCACCCTTGTTGATGTTCAGCACCAACCCCAGCCAGAAGTTGGCCGTGGAGATAGGCGGTATATGGGGAGGAATGGGTGTGGCCAGAGTGGCATATGTCTGTACATAGTTGAACACGGCCACATCCTCCAAAGCTCCATTAATGGCCCCCATCTTCTGGTACTGCGGACACCATGCACCGCAGACATCCACGAGCTCCCTATGCTCGGCGGCGTTATACTCATACACCACAGCAATCTTGGTGTTCCAGAATAGCCGTTGCGAAGCCTCCACAGCCAGCACCCTCTGTCCGAAGGAACTAATCAGGCAGGCGGGCCTCTGTAGTTGTGAGGACGGCTGCAGCTCACACTTCCAGCGGAAGAGGTAGTCGCGCAACACCTTCTCCATGTGTATCTCCGTCTCCCCATCAGCATTCACGAAGCTCTTGCCGTAATACAGCACCTCCTCGGACACGCCGCCCACGGAGTCGCTATTGTACAGCATCCTCACGCTGTATTGCAGATACGTTCCTGCTATGTCATCCAGTCCGGAGAGGGGTACGATAATCGGTTTAATAGTCGACAGCATAGTTTCCTGTTTTCCTTAAAAGTATCGGAAATGAGAAAAATCAAAAAAGAAAGCGCCCCACGGAATGGGGCGCCCATTACAACAACGATGTAAAATCAAAACGGGACTCTCTTTTATGAGGCTGCATTGAGGAACGTGGCAACAGCCTCCTCGGCCACCTCATACGGCAGCTCCGTGGACTGGTCTGTCAGTACCACGGTGTACTCGTTGGCGTCAGTGTTCTGCGTTCCGGTGTTACCAGTGCCGTCGGTCATGGTCACGGGGTCATCATAACCCAGCAGCCAGAACTTGCCGTTACGGTCCTTGACAATGACATACATCTCGGAGTTGGCCATAGCCATGATGGCCACGCGCTTCGAGGTGTCCATCTTCGAGAAACGCAAATTCACGGTGCTGGTCACAAACTTGTTGCCCGAATCCTCGGCTATCGTCCACTGCTTCTGGAGGCCGGAAGCGTTCTTACGGAAAGAATACTTTGCAGCCTGCGGAGCGGCAGCGTCCATCGTAAACGCCGTAACCTTTCCATCGGTCACGGTGATGCCAGTGACTGCGTTACGATTTTGAGCGAGCATCTCTTTAATGCCACCCATATTGCTGCCGCAATCGACATCTATTCCTACCAGTGTTTGAGTGCAAGACATTTTCTTTTCGTTTTAGAGGTTAGTAGATAGGGAGGGGTTGTGTACCCCTCCCGTTACTTGCCGTCGGTTTAGAGACCGCCGTAGGGGATGCCAGCGAGGACATCCTGCGGGAACGAGTACTGCACACCGGCGAGCCACTTGGCCACGAAGCGGAACTCCTGGTTGTCCTTGCTGAACCAGAAGTCAAACGACTCCACATCGTCCTGCTTGTCGAAGCCGTAGGCCACTTCCTCGGGATTGAGACCCCAGATGGCGTCGACGCCAGCGAGGCCACCCACACCAATAACCTTCAAGTCCGTGCCGGGGAATATCATCGTCAGGTTCTCGCTGTCGATGTCTCTCTGGTAGTGGTACATGTTGGAGTTGGTGATGATGAGGGAGAGCTTGCGGAAGTTCCTGGTGGACATGTAGAAGTTCATCTTGTTGCCCATAGCATCGGGCACCATCTCGGCCAGAGCTTTCACGCGGTCATAGATGGTGTCGCTGGCGCCAGCGGTCACCTTATTGGCGGAGGGGATGACGGTGGGGCTTGCGCCGCAGTCGGCCTTGAGGATGGTGTGCAGACCATCGAAGAAGGCGTTGTTGCCGGTGCCATTGGTCTTGTCGCCCTGCCAGAAGGCAACCTCCATAGCCTCGCCAATCTTCTTGACGATGAGCGCCAGCACCTTCTCCTCGAAGGGCATGGTCTCGCGGCCAGCGCCGATATTGACCTCGTTCTGCATGTAATACTTGCGGAGGGCATCGGGGCAGAAGCTCTCGTTGACCTTCAAAGCGCCAGGGGTGAGGACACGCTGGGTGAAGTTCACATTGCCGGAGGCGTTGAAGCCACAGCTCTCACCACTCTGGAAGGTCACAGGAGCGGACAGGAGGTTGAGGGTGGTCGGCCCTTTGGTTTCAGGCATGGGCTGGAAGTACTGGCTCGACTTGAAAGCCAGCACGGCCGCAGACATCAGTTCGCTGCGGTGTTCGTTAACGTACGCGTTGAGCGCAGATACATCAAAAGCCATTTTCTATTGTTTTAAGGGGTTAATACTCGGTTAATTGTTGCTGTGAGCAGCTTTTAATAGGCGCTGCGTCAGTGTCATGTCTTTGCTATTGCCGAACTTGCGCTCTTTCTTCTCTTCTTCCTCGATGGACTCGGCGGCGGGCTCTTTCTCCAGCTCGGCAATCTTGGCCTCCAGCTCGGCAATCTTGCTGTCCTTCTGGGCCACCTCGGCCTCCAGTTCAGCGATGCGGGCTTTCAGTTCCTCGGGGTTGTCGGTATCGGTGGGGTCTCCACCCTCGCCGTCCCCTTTACCTTCTCCTTCTCCCTCTCCCTCCATGTTCTTGGGGTTTTCAGGGTCTGGGTTGTCGATGGGGTCAGCTTCGGCCTCCTTAATCTCGGTAATCTTGCCAGAGGCAACGACAATTGTCTTGCCCTCGGAGGTGTAGGTGCCATCAGGGGCCGGTATCATGTTTCCGTCAGCATCGCTGACAAACACTTCGGCATCAACAGCTAAATCGCCCTCGATGAAGAGAACGGCACCCTCCTCGGTCGGGATTTCCTGTACAAGGGCGAGCAGTTTCGCCAGCTTGATACGTTTTGCTTTCGGTATGTTCATAGTTTGAATGTTTTGTGAATAAATTATCGTTTTCGGGAAATGATTAAATTTATTGCGCCTCCTTCTGCTCCATAGCGCGGTACTTTCTGTCTATCTCATACGTCTTACGGCTGCTCGACGTAGCTATACCCCAGACGGCACCTGTGAATGACAAAGCCTCTCCAAAGGCTGTTAATACTGACGGCGAGATTTCGCCCTTCGGGGGTGCAAAAAAGCTGAAGAAAATAAGCGCCACACCGGACAGCAACACCACAGAAGAGGCGAGGTATTGCCATAAGAATTTTTTTTCGGTTGTCAATTTCATGAGCAGAGGTTTATTTCGTTTTTGGTTTTCAACTTCACTCGGCAATATACCCCGGCAAGGTTATCTGCAAACTTCTGCACAAAGGGGGTGTACTGCCTCGTCTCGTCTATAAATAAAATATCGCTCTCCCCATTTTCCGTAATAAAATTCAGCATCGTTTCGGTGGCCTGCTCGGCAGCATCCCAGCAGAGCATCTTGTTTGAGCCGTCCTCCATCAGCCTGTCGGCAGTATAGACAACCAGGTTGTAAGTCTTGATGTTCTCGGCCGTCTCGATGCTCTCCAGCTCAAAACAGGCAGACAGATAGCGGACCTCTTTATTATTCCAAGTGTCGTAGGCGTCCCCGTCGTAGATGCTCTCGACATATCCGACAAGGCCAAAGCCTTCCCGTATTTTCTCTGCAATCTCCGACAGGTTCATAGCACTATCTGGGTGTTAAAGGTGTCCGAATCGGCCAGAATGTCGGCCACATCCCTGCGGCTTCTCCATTCGGGGAACGAGGTGGCATTGGCGCACAGGTAGTCAGTCATCCTCTTGCCATAGAAATCCGCCGAATACTCGTAATCCTTGCGGATGTAGTCTACATCACTCTTGGAGAGCTGTGTCGTCTGTTGGTCCTGCGACTGCACGATGCCACTATTGCGGATTTTCGCAAAAAGAGGTATCTGTATATCGGCCATGACCTTGTTACAGAGATACGGCGTGATATACTCGTCGAGGAGTTTCTTGTACTTGGCGTTCTTGGTATCGCCTATCTTGTTACTCTCCACCAACGAGCACACCTTCTCGAGCAGGTTGCTACCGATAAGTGGCTGCAGTCCCATGTCCTGGGCTTTCTGTATGGTGGGGCCGATAAAGGCCGCATCCACATTGTCGTTAATGAGGGTGTAGGCTTTCAGCGTGGTCTCAGAAATCAGTTGTACTCTCATACGGTGGGCGTTTGGTTGGGTTCAAAGTCGATTGTAAACTCATTCAGGTGGAAGGTAAAGGCGGGGTCGATACGGGCAAAAGCCGTCTCAATCTCGCTCTGGATTGGAGCCACCACGGTCTTTTTGAACAGCTTGAAACTCTCCTGGTACTCCTGCGAGTTGAAGCCGGTCCGGTCTGGGTCAGTACCAAACAGCTGCGGCTGGGCTCGGAAGGCGACAAAGATATTCTCCTTCGTGCTCTTGGAGAGCGCCTGGTACTTCTGGTCAAAGTTGTCCTCCGGCACCCTCGCAATGGTCACGGCCTGGTCTTTGTTGTTGTTGAATGATACCAGCATCCTCGCTGCGTTTGTGCTTCCAGAGAACTTGTCGTTGATTTTCCGCTCTATCATCTTCTGCTCATCCTTTGTCGGGACGCCATTATTGAAGTTGATGATAGCGGAGGCGACAAAGTTATTCAGGATGGCAGACAGGTGGAACTTGGAAATCTCGATCGCCGTCGTCACATCCTTAACAACGCTCGACCACATCGGCAGTCCATACACCCCACGGGCTGCAGGGCGCTTGTAGTAGAATATGCACTTGTTGAATTTTCTGTCTCTCTGCCAGCGGTCGTATTTCTTCGTCTCCCTGCCGTACTTCGTCCAGTCCTTGCGGTAATACACCACCTCGCCCTCCTCATCCAGTCGGACCCTCCGACAGTCAATCCAGAGAAGCTCTATAATGCGGCCTCCCTTATCACGGATTATCTGGATGGCAAAGGCTCCGAAGATGAGATAGTCGGCCACCACCTGCTTGACAAGCTCAATCAGCGTCTCGCCCTTCTTATTGATGACACGCTTCTCCAAGTCTTGATTGTCCATTCCGGCGGCACATACATAATCTATCAGTCCGAGGATGATAGACTGCAGGTGGCTGCAATCCGAGTAGCAGTTAAACAGGAATTCGGGGTAGGCATTACCCTCTCCGAAAGTAACAAATCCTTTTGACTTGTCAGGCGTCTCTTTGGGCTGCGGTATATTGACCTCGCGCATCTCCAGCGAGACCACCCGCACCTCATTTTTCGCCTCGTTATCCTTCATAGCTCGTTACTTTTATTTCTGGTTTATACTGGGATGCCTTCGCCTGCCGTTGTCCGACCTGCATCAGTCCCTTCTGCAGCTCTCCCTTCTCATCGAGCAGGGAATAGCCGTATTGTCCCGGGGGCATCTCTTTGTTGAAGTTGAACACCACCTCCACCTTGTAGGTCTTTACCACAACTGACACGGACCGATACGAGAACTCTACTTTGCTGACCTCGTGGGTAGTTATTAATGTGAGATTTCCCGTCTCTGCCGTTCTTTTCGTAGGTATGACCAATTCCACCAAGTCGGTGACGTTATCGCCGTAGAGGTCGTTATTCTGCTCCGTAGCGATATCGTCACCGTCCTCGGTCAGGATGAAGGGGGCCGTGTCTTTTAAGAACAGCATCGTCTGCAGGGGTTTATTGTTCCTCGGTGGTGGTGGGTTTGGCCTCCTCCTCGTGCATGGGTTCCGGCTCATCCACATACTGCCACGACTGCACAATCTTCGTGCCGTCCTTGCTGACCTTGTAGGTAGCCACAGCCACCTTGCCGACCTTCTCCGTGGGTGCCTTCTCCTCGATGGGGAGATAGCCTGCAGCCTCCAGCTGCTCCTCGGTGGGGTTGCAAACCTTCTGGCCATCCAGCTCGATGTAGCTGGGGTAGTTCTGCGGCACCCGCAGGGCACCGCACACGATTTTACCGTACTTTTTCATTTTATGTCAATTTTAACGTTTAACATTCAGTTATTTATTGCGTGCTCACCTTATCTATGCGGCGAGCATTTGCTTTAATTCTCTGTATTCGTTCTTATAGAAGGTCTCCTTAGTGAACTTCGGGCATATTGTTACCTTGCTATTGTCCTCGGAGGGTATCAGCACCACACCAAGCACGGAGCCACGGACGCGGTCGCAGATGGCCTTACGCAGCCTGTATGCGTTGCACCACTTCAAAAAGCCGAAGTAGCTGTTGAGGGTGGACTGGATTTGCTCTGCATGAGCATACACCCAGCCATCCCCCTGCTCCGCTCTCCGGATTGTGCACTCAATATACCACATCAGGTTGTGGTGGATACGGTCGCTCGGCAGCATCCTGTTAAAACGCACCTTGAAGCCCAGCGCCTCCACACCTTTAGAGTAGTGCTGTAGGTACCGCTTTTTCGGGTGCAGCGTCAGTCCGAACTGCTCCCGATAAAACCTCTCCAGCCTCTCGACATCCTCCAGCCACTTCTGCTTGTCTCGTACCAGTACCACGGTGTCATCAGTATAGTGGATGAACACATAGCCCAGCGACTCCAGATAGCGCAGCGGGAAGGTCGTAATTATCAGGCCGGAGGTCTGGCTGGTCCAGTCACCTATCGGCACGCCCTGGTAGTAGGGTCTGTTTCGCAGACTCTTGGATGGGTCAAGCTGCTGCCTCTCGGCAGGGTGCGCCATGTCCCGCAGGTGGTC